CTCAAGGATATGAACAATACTATCCAGAGGAAATGATGAACTCATTTAAACAAACAGGACATGATCTAGGGTTATCACCTAAACAAATGCAAGGACTAGTCGAATGGCAAAAAGGTTCTGTTGATTATCAAATGAATCAAGAGCAAGTTGCAGGTGATGCAACAGGTGTTCAGACAGAAGAAGTCCTAAGAGAAGAATTTGGTGCTAATTATGATAAAAGTTTATCAGCAGCACAGAGGGCATTAAGAGTGTATGGCACACCAGAGCTACAGCAGAAACTATCTGATCCAAGATTTGGGAATGATCCAGACTTGATTAGACTACTTGCTAATGCTGGTAAAGATATTACGGAGGATTCAGCACAAGGTACTGCTAACAACTCTCTAGTAATGAGTCCACTAGATGCTAAGATGCGTATTGAGCAGATTAACGGAGATAAGTCTAACGCTTACTGGGATGCAACAAGTCCTAAACATCAAGACGCTCAAGAAGAAATGCGACAATTATTTGATAAAGCCTATAATTAGTGGTAAGATAATAATCAAGCGAGGTAAAATTCGCACCAACCGTACATCGCCCTTATGGATAACGATAGGTTAAAGGTGGTTCTTAAACCCGTTTAGTCAGCGTGATAGACAGGACACCCGAAAGGATAATGACCGTTTTTTTGTTTAATAATAAAAGGAGGGCATTATGTCCACTGAAATCACAACTGCTTTTATCGAGCAGTATAAAAGTAATGTGTTGCACCTTGCACAACAAAAAGGTTCACGATTACGCGATACGGTTCGTTACGAATCGGTAACAGGTAAGAATCACTTCTTCGAAAGAATTGGTGCAGTTTCAGCGCAAAAGCGTACTTCACGTCACTCAGATACTCCACGTATGGATACTCCACATTCAAGACGTAGAGTTTCAATGGATGACTACGACTGGGCAGATTTAATCGACCAGGAAGATAAGGTTCGTATGTTAATCACTCCACAGAGCGAGTATGCAATGGCTGGTGCTAATGCAATGGGTCGTGCTATGGATACTGCAATTATTGAAGCTGCAGTTGGTAATGCTTATGGTGGCGTTGCTGGTGGTACTACTATCGCACTTCCTTCTGCACAGAAGATCGTTCATGGTTCAGCAGGTCTAACTGTTACTAAGCTTTTAGAAGCTAAAGAAATCATTGATGGTTCTGACGTAGATGCTGAAGAAGAGCGTTTCTGTATTCTTACTGCGAAGCAAGTTACAGACTTACTTAACTCTACTGAAGTTAAATCTTCTGACTACAACACTGTTAAAGCGTTGGCACAAGGTCAATTAGATTCTTTCTTAGGCTTTAAGTTTGTACGTTCAGAGCGTGTTGGCACAGATACAGATGGCAACCGTCAGGTTACTGTGTACTGTAAATCAGGTCTTGGTCTAGCAATGGGTTCAGAGATTCAAACTCGCATCAGCGAGCGTGATGACAAGAACTATGCTACTCAAGTATTTTTATCAATGACAATCGGTGCTACTCGTGTTGAAGACGAGAAAGTAGTAGAGATTGCGTGTACTGAATAATAGGAGAATATAAATGGCTATTACTACACAAAAAGGTACTCAAGTAACTGGATTTGACGCTTCACCTTCTGTAAGAGAAGATACAGCTGACATTCATGGTCGCTTGAGAATTGCTTACTTCGATCACACTCAGTCTGGCGCTGGTGATGCTACATCTTCTACGGAAGTTGTACGTTTACCTGCTGGTACTGTTCGTGTTCTAGGTGCAATGTGTCGCGTAGATCACAACTGGACTACTGCTAGTGCTACTATGGACATTGGTTGGGATGCTTACACAGATCTTGACGGTGCTGCTGTAGCTGCAGATTCAGATGGTATTGACAACGGTATTGACGTTGATACTACTGGTGAAGTTGCTATGGGTTCTGCATTAACTGCAGGAACTAAGACGTTCACATCGCAAGGTGGCGTATCTATTCGCTTAACAAGTGAAGATACAGCTATTGCTAATGCTGACACAGCTTCTGGTTACGTAGTTTACGTACTAGACTAAAGTAAGAAAAAATGAGGGCTTCCTATAATGGGTTGTCCTCACCACATTCAGGAGAAGAGATATGGCAACAGAGGTTTCCATTTGTTCAAACGCATTACGCAAGCTTGGTGACGATCCAATCACTTCCCTAACTGACGATACAGAGAGAGCAAGACTCTGTAACGCCTTTTATGCTCCAACCAGAGATGCCCTATTAAGGTCACATCCTTGGAACTTTGCTATAGCAAGAGCAGAGTTAAGTAAGCTATCAACAACTCCAGCATTTGATTACACTGCTGAGTTCACCTTACCTACAGATCCTTATTGTCTTAGAGTCCTTCAGATGGACTATCAAGATATTAACTTCAAGGTAGAAGGTCGTAAGCTACTATGTAACGAAGACAGTGCAAAGATTTTATACATTGCTAAAGTTACTGACACAGCGC